GGAGATCGTGTGGAAGAGATGCGTAAAGTGATCAAACCATATCTCACACACAAAGATCCTGATAAGCGATACTCATTCGAGTTTGAAGTGGTTAGCGCCGGTGAGCGCGATCCCGATGCCGAAGGCATTGTAGGTATGTCTGCAAGCAAGATGCGCGGTGCTGCCTCTGAAAACAATCTGAAAGCATTCATGGGTGGCATTCCTGATGGAGTTTCCAAGTCAGATGCAGAGTCCCTGTTCAAACAACTTCGTAAAGGAATGAGTGTAAAGGAAAGCGTAGAACACACGCCAGAAAGTCTTGTAGAAGTTGGACACATCGAAACTCCACATGGATCGCTTGTGCAGTTCTGGCTAGATGAACAAGATGACATCTATTACGCAGTAGAAACTGATTCTGCCGGAAATAGTATTGAGGGTGGATACGGAACATTGGAAACCATGCTTTCCATGTATCCCGGCTCATGGAATGCTCTAAAAGGACAACTGCGAACTATCGTTAGTAGACGAGTCAAGGCTCGTAGAAGTGACGATACTGAACGAGCAGATGATAGTTTGTATGAAGAGTCTGCGGGTTTATTTGCCAAATCAAAGTCTCTGGTTAAACCGTGGATGTTGCAACTACAATCTATGAAAGAAGTGGTTGCTACCGGAGTGATTCCAAGCATCAAGTACATTGCATCTGTGCCGTGTAGCAAGCGGGAACTTCCCATGAGACTTTTGCAATCCAAGAAGTATGTCGATCCGATGGTTAGAAATATAAAATTCGGAAAGCAAGAAGCAGAAGAAGCAATCGCAGATAGTCATATGCTTAACTTCAATAAACCATATCTTGAGTTTGCAAACCTATTCCTGAAAGCAGCAAACACAGGTAAAGAATCAGATTGGAGAGCAGCACAACAAAATCTGTGCAAGAACTACTCTACCATACAGAGTGGATTACCAACTGAAATCTCAGCATTGTTATTGAGTGGACCTGCACCATAAGAAAGGACAGCATGAACCCTACACCATTTTCAAACCAAGATCAGTTAACCAAAGATATCTCTCAGATTCTACAGCAGATGCAAGCGAACCAACCAAATCCGTTGCCTACTGAACTGCAAGCAGCAGTCGAAACTACTAGAACGCAAGTCGCTGCTGCAAAGACATCTGACGAAGCAATTTCTATTCTGAAGACTACAGCGTTTGCAGTTGGTCAAAAAGCAGGAACAGTTTACAGCAACCAAGACTTGCTAAACTTTGAAAGACAAGTACGCAAGGGCGTATAATGCCATGCGTTTTCGATATGGAAGTTGCTATACTAACGGATTCAAATTTCATGCAGTACGCCATGGGTATCTACACGAATCCATCGTGTATTGGTATGCGTGAGTTTGTGGAAGACCTTAGTAGAATCAAGTATATCAAGCGACTACTTAGACGATATAAGAAAACTGGCGAAATCCGAGATCAACTACTAACGAATCATTTCATTGTACTCAGTAATGTGTTTGGTATAACAGGGGCCGCGAGGCTCCTGTTTTTCAAAGTGGAACCTGAGTTACATCCTGAGATCAAAACATTCATGGTGCATATTGGTACTCTTCCCAAGCAAATACCTGAAGCCGATTTGATACAGATACCTCTCAACAGAGAAATAGTCGGCATACTTAGAGCATCACGATCTACATAATCAGGTAGGAGATACCATGAGCGAAGAAACCCCAATAAACAGTCTCGGTGCAGGCAACATTCAAGGTGTTCAACCGGAGGGCCCACCAGTAGTCCAAGGAACCTTTGCAGGATGTAGAGTGTTCGATGTAGACTCCGACACATTCCACAAATGCATTCGCGGAGCAAAGACTCCACAAGCCAGATGGAAACGATTTGTAGATTTGGAAACTCCTACTGGAAATGCCATCAGAGACTATTCATACAAGACACCAGGCAGACATATCATTGTGCATAATCCTACCACGGGGGAGATGAGTTACATTAAGCGTGGTCAGTCTAGGAGAAAATCCTAATGGACATTCTCCACCGTGACTTTGTTGGACATTCGTTTGTTTGGTGGCAAGGTGTTGTAGAAGACAACCTTGATCCGCTACAACTTGGTCGGTGCAGAGTTCGTATTCTTGGATTTCACACTAGCGACAAGAAAGATATTCCAACGAATAAACTCCCGTGGGCATATCCCATTCAACCCATTACAAGTGCTGCGATTAGCGGTATTGGTCACTCTCCCACAGGATTGGTGCCTGGATCATGGGTAGTTGGATTCTTTCGAGATGGTGTGAATGCTCAAGAACCCGTGATCCTTGGAAGTATTGGTGGAATCCCCGAAGAGAAAGCAAACAAAGACAAAGGATTCAACGATCCTCGTACAAGCAAAGAGTTGAAGTTCATTCCCAAAGATGAGTTCAGGGTTCAGCAGTATCCTGTGGATGGAAGCGGTGCAATTCTAGAAAATACGACTGAGGGTAAAACATATCCAAAGCATATTGGAAACGGTCCTCATCAAGCAAGACTAAACGAACAAGACACAAACAGACTTGCCAGAGGATGCAAAACAGATGAAACCATCATCGGTCTAAAGAGAAGAACTGCAAAACAAAAGATTCCTACTGCACTACAACCATCGCGTAACAAGAGTGTTCCTGCTGCTGATCCTGCGGTTGGTGGTTCTGTGAGAACCAAGAGTCCTGACGGTCCTGCATGGGACGAACGGAAAACCGAATACGCAGCACAGTATCCATACAATCATGTGCGTGAGTCGGAATCGGGGCACACATGGGAGTGTGATGATACGCCTGGTGCAGAGCGCATCACAGAGTATCACCGAAGCGGAACCCACTACGAGATATTTCCTGACGGAAGCAAGGTAGAGCGCATTGTGCGAGACAACTACACGGTGATTCTGAAAGACAACCATGTGCAGATAGACGGCAACACTTTTGTCACCATCGACAAAGCACTTCGCATTCTACAGAATACCGATCAAGAAACTGGCAGAAACTTTGATATACAGGTGGGACAAGGCGCTAATGTGAATGTGGAAGTCATGCAAGGCAGCGTGAATCTGACCCTGCATGACGGAGACTATAATGCATATGTGAACGGAAACTATACGCTAGATGTCACAGGAAACATGACTGAACGAATCGGTAAGAAACGATTCTCGCATTCTGGCGGAGATACTCATATCAAGACAAACAAGACTTATATCTTGGAAGCAACCAAGAATATCCTAGAATCCTGCGGAGGATTCAGAGACATGACAACTGGACTTTACACCGCGTTGAAGTCTGGCCAGTATCATCGTTTCACAAGCAAAGCAGATACCATCATTCGCGGTGCAACCATCCAACTGAACTAACATGGGAATGCCAGTACACAGACTCGGAGACTTATGCACAGGACACGGATGCTTTGGTTCAAGACCAAATGCAGGCGCGTCAGGTGATGTGTTTGTCAATAGTTTAGGAGTGCATCGTGTAGGAGATCCATGGCAAAGTCATTGCTGCGTTGTTTGTCACGGAGCAAACCAAGAAACAGGATCGCCAACTGTTTTTGCAAACGGAATGGCGGTTGCTCGCATCGGAGATGGTGTATCGTGTGGATCGCGTAATCAAACAGGCAGCGGAAATGTCTTTGCGGGGTAACACATGGCAGACGGAATTGAAAGAACTAAAGAACTAACCAAAAGAGTAGTCGGCAAATGCACCCCAAACGCTGATAGACTTTCTAATGCAGTCAAATCCCTTGTTGACAAGGTAATGAAGGGAGAGATATTTGAGAATGCGTCTGCGTTGGGAGTACTGCAATGGGTGTTATGTTCTGAAGACCTAAAGACTCTGGCAAGTTCTATTCCTCCGTGGGCATATGATGGCGATTCAGGATCGGGATCAGAAGATGTTACTCCTGAGCAAGAGCATTTCTACGATAGAATCGTGTCCCGAGGAGGTACTAGTCTTCTCAGCAAACTGAGAACCTTACAGTTTGGATCAGAAAGTTCCTTTGGTTCTCAAGTAACCTTTACAGATAAACTGACCAGTCAACAAGAACGAATGAGTTCTTTCAAATCGCATACTGACCAACAAAGTGGTGCAGGCGATCCTGTGATATTTCAGAGAACGATGGGCATTGCAAGTGCATATGATTCTGCCAAGCAACAAATGGAAGGCCAGGATCAGGACAACTTTACTGGATTCTTCAACTCTACCATTCAAGGACCAATCGTCATTGAGCAGATGAAGAATCTGCTGTGTATTCCTGATTCTTTGGGTCAGATTCTTCGCAGCATCCTAGACTTGATTGCAGGCTCTTTACCATTTACTCTTGATGATATTACCAATCTGCTAGGTGGATTGGAACTCGATGAGTTCTTTGAGAAACTGGATCAGATGTTATCTGATATGGCAGGATTCTTTGAATATCTGAACTATATCGTTTCACTTGATCTATCACAGTTTTCTTTGGCACAAGCGTATGTTCAGAAGTTTACGCTTGGACAATTCATGGCAGCAATCGCCAAGGGAGAGGGTAGAGGAAACTGTATCATGCGCGCCATGCTAGAAGAGTTCACAGGTAGCGACAATCTCAGAGATGCAATAACGGCGATTGATGTTGAACGAGACAAAGAAGAAAGAGCGGCCGCGGCCGCATCTGCCGCACAAACTGAATCTGGCAAACAAAGAGCATATGATTCACAAACTGAAGACAAAGAGATTTTCTTTGAACCAGTTCCTGATGAATTGATTCTGCAAGGAATAGTAACAGGGACTCCAACACCAACTCCTCCTCCTATAGATGCTGCTACTGTTGCCTTGATTCAGGCCAGGTTGCAGGAAGTAGAGGCAAGAACCATGTCGGTTGGCCTTAGACTTGCTATGATGGTCACCCCTACTCCTGATGAAGAGGTAGATGGTGGATACTTTGATGAGGGAGTATCCGGTGGGTCTGATGGAGTAGTACCTTCCGATTCAGAATGGTACACTCCAACACCAACTCCTACACCAAGTTCCGCACTTGGTTCAGGTGGGCCCGAGTTAGGAGGTATGCTCTGATGTGTATTCTGGCTAATACATACATGGAACAGGAGAACTTATGGCAAACACCCCACAAACCAAATTCACAGACATTGATTTGAACTTTGCCAAAAATCCTGTGACACGGGATTTGAATGTTCTACAGGATGAAACCGCAATCAAGCGATCACTAAAAAATATCATCCTGACGAATACATACGAAAGACCCTTTTCACCTGAACTAAAAGGCAATGTTACTGCCATGTTGTTTGAACCGTTCACAGACCTAACTGTGATTCGCTTGGAAAAGGGTATTCGTGATGCCGTATTGTCATACGAACCTCGTGTAGTGCTTCAAGATGTGATTGTTGAAGGTGATCCTGATCGTAACAGGTTCATCGTAACCATTCGATTTCAGATCAGAAACACATCAAAGGTATCTGAAACACAGTTTTACCTAGAGAGGCTTCGCTAATGGCAGATGTAAACAACAAGATTGCAGTAGACGGACTAGAGTTCTACGAGATCAAAACCAATCTGAAGCGATTCTTGAGTTCTCAAGACAAGTTCAAAGACTACAACTTCGAGGGATCGGGGTTGAGCATTCTGTTAGATTTGCTTGCCTATAACACCCACTACATCAACTACTATAGCAACATGGTTGCAAATGAAATGTTCTTGGATACAGCAACTGTGCGCGACTCAGTGGTATCGCATTCCAAGTTGCTTGGATACACTCCAACTTCCAACAAAGGCGCCCGCGCTCAAGTTTCTGTTACTGTAGACGCAGATGGAGATGGTGGAATTGCAAACGAGTTCTTGCCCAGATACAGCACATTCTTGGCAAGTGCAGGTGGGAAAAGTTTCGCTTTCAGAACCATCGACACTTACAAGTTTGAACCCAAGTCATATGATGAGAACGGAATCGTTCAAAAGTACTGGATACCTGAACTAACCATTGTTGAAGGTAGACCAGGCGTATCAACCTTTATCGTGGATCGAACAAATTCTCCATCACAGCGATTTGTGATTCCCGAGACAAACATTGATCTAAGCACACTCAAGGTAAGAGTGCAGACTTCGGTAACAAACATATCAGGATATGACGAGTACTGGACTCTTGTTTCTGATCCTCTACAACTGAATGCAGCGAGCAAGGTTTACTTCATACAGGAAACAGAGAACACCAAGTACGAGGTGTACTTCGGTGACGATATTGTAGGCAAAGGATTACAGAACGGAAACATTGTCGTATTGGAATACTTGGTTACTTCAGCAGATCCAATAGAAGCGAACGGTATAGGTGCAACTGATACAGAATCTTTGCAGTCGTCCTTTAGTTTAGAGGGTAGTGATTTTGCTGATCCCGATGTAGTTACTATTGATCCTGCATTGGGAGGATCTGAGAGAGAAGGTATTGAGTCTATCAAATACTATGCTCCTAGAGGATTCCAAGCGCAAGATCGTGCAGTTACTGTGGAAGACTACAGTTTCATGCTTGCCAGAGACTATCCATTCGCAGAGAGCATTTATGTGTGGGGAGGAGAAGACAATACACCCCCTGTATATGGAAAGGTGTTTGTGTCTATCAAACCTTCGCGTGGAACAAGTCTCACAAACCAAGAGAAAGAAGCAATCAAGATAGGCATTCTCAAAAAGTTAAATATCGTTGGAGTAACTCCTGAGATTGTTGATCCTGACTACACCTATCTGAAATTTGAAACTACCGTAAAGATGAATCCGGCAAAGACTACCAAGACTCCAAACGAAGTAAAGCAAGTGGTAAAGAATTCGGTGAATTCATATGTCAACGGCAATCTTGGCAAGTTTGGTGGAAACTTGTTGGCATCTAGACTATCTTCTAACATTGACTCGTCTGACACTAGTGTGGAGGCGAGTGGAACTGTAATCTTCTTAGAGAAGCGCATCTCCCCGAACTACGGAGTTGATGCAAACTATACCACCGAGTTCTCAAATCCAATGGAACCCGAAACCATAAATTCAAACGGATTCTTGCATTTCGATGCAGCAAAAGCCTCGTTCTCTTCTCCATACTCTGTTGCATATTTGCGAGATGATGGAAACGGACAGATGAATGTAATAACTTACGAACCGCTACCAGGCGCTGCTGCGTCACCTACTTCATCGGTTTCTACCAATCCAACATCTTTGTCTGAGAAGCCTTTCCGAGTATTGAAATCTAAAGCAGGCAGTATAAACTACGAATCAGGACAGGTTGACCTTCCAACACTAAACATTGCAGGACTTTCGGGTATCAATCCTGTGTTGAAAATTAGCGCACAGCCTAGTAACTTCGCAGAGATCGTTGCAGATAAAAACCAGTTGTTAGTGATTGACAATACAGATCCAACATCGAACATTGTCGATGTGAAACTTTCTACAGAAGGTAGACTGAACTCACCAAGTTCTGCAAGAAATCAACCAAAGTTTCAAGCAGACCCCACACAACAACCCACTACTACACAGGCAACGGCACAAACAACCAATGCCGCAAAACCAAAAGAGTCTTCTCCTCCTCCAAAGGGTTATCCCAAGTGTTGAGGTAATTGATGCAAGGATACGACAACAAACTACAACACTTTATTGCTGGGCAAGTTCCAGAGTTTGTCTCTGCGGATCATCCCGTATTTGTTGCATTCATGGAAGCGTATTTCGAGTGGTTACAAACCAATGAAGAAGGAAGAAGACTTTCTCCGCTGACATTGCTAGATCAGAGAGATATTGACAACAGTTTGGATTCATTCGTCGCGCTGTTCAAAGAAGAGTACCTGAAACACTTTCCACAGCAACTGGCGTTCGATCAGACTACAGGGGCACTCCTAGATGAACGCAAACTGATGAAACATATCAGAGCGTTTTATAAGGCAAAGGGAACAGAGAAATCATATAGATTCTTGTTCTTGATTCTGTTCAACACTTATGCTGAGTTGTACTATCCAAAGGTTGACATTCTTCGGTTGTCTGATGGCAAGTGGAATACTCTGTACAAGATCAAAACCACATCCACGAATGGCCGAAAACTATTCCAATATAACGGGGGCACTCTCTCGCAGAGAGATGGTTCTGGCATATTGAAGGCATATGCAAACATCAAAGGCATCATTCAATACACTCAAGGTGGATACGAAGTAACCGAGTATGTGATATCATCGCCGTTCGGACAGTTTACGCCAAACTCTCCAGTACAGATTTCAAATTCTCCACTCGCTACTGTAAGTGAAATTGTGTATACGATTCTTACTGGATTTGATATTTGTGATACTGGAGAAGAAACGGCATCTACTGGACAATCATGGAAACTCTATAGAATTGGCGATCAGGTTGTGCTGTATCCGAAAAGTAACTATGGATTTCCTGAGGGCAATGGAGGATTTGGACAGATCATCGAGATTGACTATCTCAAGAGTGCATACTTTGTTAAAACAGGAGAGAGCGATGCTAGAGGTCCTGTGAAGCGAATAAAGATTGTGGATGGTGGGGTAAACTATAATCCCGAAGAATGGGAAGCAAAGATCATTTCTTTGGCTGGAAGAGGAACTGAAGTGGTTCCATTATTCGGTGCAGTTGTAGAAGACTACGGATTCTACAGTAATGACGATGGCCATGTATCATCCAAAAAGAAACTGCAAGACAACAGATTCTATCAAGAATTCTCGTATGTTGTGAAGACTGACGAATCATTTGGCAGATGGATCGACACTATAAGAAAGTTGATCCATCCATCAGGAATGGCAGTGTTTTCACAGCAGTATCTGTACAGAACCACAGGATATCGAGTTGATGACAAGAACTTTGTAGTCACATTTGAAGATCCTATCATCGGACACTACACACCATACCGATTCAAGACCTATGAAAATCTCAGAAACAATAGTCAAGGAGTTGACTTGTATCCTGATGGTTACAACCCGTTGTTGGGTACTGCGGTCGAAAATGGCACAGATCCTCATATCACTGGCGGAAGTCCTCTATCAGAAGGCCTTATACAGGGCATACACAACATTTGGTGCCTGGATGCCGACCACAATTCATCGGACTACGAACAAGTCACGAGCAATAACATAACAGGTGGGTGTACAGGCACAGAAGAACTACAAGCAACTCACGAAACATGGGAACTTTGTACTGGAACTGGTCCTGGATGCTGCCTATCGCAGAATTACTGGATTGTGTACAGTCATCCAAACAGCAGAGGATATACAAACATAACCCCATGTATCTGTATTGAAGGAAACTCAGATTTCACTAGATTTTCTTACATCAAACTGAACGATTTCTTCCACATGATTGATGGAAGATACTACCACTCGTTTGTGCCTGGATCTAACAAGTTTGATGGATTTGAAACAGATGACTTTGTTCCTGAAGAAACATCGTATGTTGCAGGAATAATAAAAGGACTTGGTAAGAGATCTGATGTACTGGATGAACAGACAGTAAATGTATCTGAGTTAAATAGAATTTTCAACACAAATACGCAGGGACAAAACACTAGAAGTGGATCAGTTTCTAGATTTACACCTACATAAGCAAAGGTAAACTAATGGCATTTGATACTCGTATCCGCAACAAGTTCCGTGCAAATCTAGCAGAATTTCTGCTAGATGAGTTTGATTCCTTTTCTGATTCTAGATTCTTCTTGTTCTTTGGAAAGAACTCACAATGGAGCAATGAAAATCTTCCAGATTTAGTTGTTGATTGTGTCCGTGGTGATCTAGATGCATGGACTGATATGATGGGAGCCATCCGTATTGGTAGAAGCGATGTATCACTAGTCATTCCTAGAAATCCTTGGCAAAACGGAACGGTTTACGCAGAATATGATGATGTGGTTGATTTGGTAAATCCATACGCCCCGAAACAATTCTATGTAACCACATCTGAAAACAAGGTGTACAAATGCATTTCCAATGAAGGTGGAGAACCTTCAACCGATCAACCAACTTCAACAAGTACAAGCATTTTCTGCACAAGTGATGGATACAGGTGGAAGTTCATGTATCAGATTCCTGACGATCTGTACTACAAGTTTGCTACTGATACGCGAGTTCCAGTAGAGTTTATCGAAGATGGATTTAACTTTGCGGGTGGTCTTAGCAATGTCAGATCGCTTCAACTTGCTGTTCAACAATCAGCCATAGATGGATCAATTGACAATGTAATCCTTACATCTCTAGGAGATTCATTCCCGCTCACAAGCATTAGCACAAATCAGATGGTTGCTGTGCCAGGCAGAGTGGGAGACACAAAGGTTTGGGTTATTCCCGCAGGACTTCCAGTTGGAGGAAACTTGAACTCTGAAGGTGGATTGGTTGGCTATAGTGTATACTTCAAGAGTGGTTTAGGATCAGGACAAATTCACGAAATTCAGTTTGCAGAATGGGGACAACCTTCCACCGAATATGCAGGATTGCTTGGATTGACCATCAGAGAACCACTTGCTCGACCAGTATCTGCTTCGGGAGAAAACAGAACAGCATTCGACATTGTTCCAACAGCAAAGGTGTTTGGTGATGGATTTGGATGCGAACTGCTTTGCAAAATGGAAGCAATCACAGGAGCAGAGTGCAACAATACTTACCAAATTGATCGACTAGAAATTCTAAGAGCGGGAAAGAACTACACGAATGCAACCATTGTTATTACACCAGTTTCTGCAAAGGCGCCCGAAGCAAGAGTAATCATTTCTCCGCGTGGCGGACATGGATCCGATGCAGTCACAGAACTTGGTGCATCTGAGATTATGGTTTTCTGTTCTAGCAGAGCAGGTATAGCAGGAGAGTTGCCAGCGATCAACAACTTCCGACAGTTTGGACTTCTTAGAAATCCAAAGTTGGGAAGAGGTACAAATGCAGGTCAGTTTGCAGGTATCGAAGACTTGGAAGGATACAAACTCAGAATAACCAAACCAAAAATCATCGTGGTAAAGATCAAGTTTTGGGCATCAGATGGA